GCCTGGGGCAGGGTGTCGGCCTTGGCGGGTGTCACCAGACCGGACGTGTCTACCTCGTCCGCCTGGTGGAGGTGGGCGGCCCTGGTGCGGGTGGTCGCGGTGGCGGTGTTCTGCTCGCCGGTCTGGGTGATGGCGACGTGGCGGTGGAGGGTGGCCTGCTGGGCGGTGTCCTGCTCGGTGGGCTGCCCGACTTGCTTGGCCTTGGTGCGGGTGACCGCCTGGCCGGTGTCCGCCTCAGACGGCTGCTGAATGGCGTACGCCTTCGCTGAGGCAAGGGTGAGGGCGGTCCCGGTCTCGGCGGGCTGGGTGAGCGGCAGCGCCTTGGCGGGGATCTCAGTGTCCGCTGTGGCGGTCTCGGACAGCTGAGCGAGGGCGAGGGTCTTCGCCGAGGCTACGGGCCCGGCTGCGGCGGTCTCAGCGGCCTGGACGAGAATGCCCCGCTTCTCCCCCGCCGTCGGGTGCGGGGTGTCGGTTTCGGTGGCCTGGTCGATGAGGACGGCGCGGGCGAAGGTGACCTGCTGGCCGGTGTCCTGTTCCGAGGCTTGGGCGAGGGTGACCGCGCCGACCCCTGCTAGCGGTTGCGCGGTGTCCGACTCTGCGGCTTGGGCGAGAGCGGTGGTCTTGGCGGGCGCGGCAGGCTGCGCCGTGGTGTCCTCGCTCGCTTGGACGAGGGGGCGGGCGATGTTCGGCTGCACCGCCTGAGGGGTGCTGGTCTCCACGGTGGCCGTGAGCGTCCGGGACTTCGCGGCCTGCGAGGGGGCGGCGGTGTCGAGGGTGGCCGCCTGCTGGTACGGCACGGCGCGGTTGGGCTGGATCGTCTGCCCCGTGTCGTCCTCTACCGCCGCAGCGAGAGTCCGCGCGCGGGTCCGGGCGAGGGCGGTCCCGGTGTCGGTTTCACCGGTCTGGGCGATGGGGCGGGCGACGTTAGGCCTGACGAGTTGGGCGGTTACGTCGGTGGTGGCAGCGTGCAGGGCCCGCGTCTTGGACGGAGTCGCCAGGGTGGCGGTGTCCGTTGTGGTGGCCTGCCCCGTCTGGCGGGTCTTCGCCCTGGCGAGGGCGGCTGCTGTGGTGGCCTCGGCGGGCTGAGCGATGGGGCGGGCGTGCGTGAGCGTGAGCGGGGTGGCGGTGTTCAGGGTGGCCGCCTGCCCGAGGCTGATCGCCCGGCCCAGGCTGACCGGGAGGGCGGTGTCCGCCTCCGCCGCCTGACCGATGGGGATGGACACCCCGGACGGGAAGAACACCGGAGGGTCGGTGACCGCCCACGGGATAGGCGGACCATCCTCTGTGGTCGCCCCCGTACCGCCGGACAGGGTGCTTCCGTTCCCGCTGTAGTCGGTCGTCTCCGCCGACGTGAAGGGGTACCAGGCGTACAGGTTGGCAATCCGCTGCGGCGGATAGGTGAACGCCTCGCTCACCAGGTCCGCCGATGTAAGGGCCACCCCGTTCCACACCTTGAGAGCGGCCACACACCCGTTGAGCCACCAGTTGCTGCCCGCGATCCCGTTACCGATACGGAAGTTGTTCAAGCTCACCGTCGAGGTGGACGACCAGGTGTTGACGGTGAACGACGAGTCCGAGGCCGCCCGGGTGACCATGACGCCCGTACTGTCCGGGGCGGAGATGGCGATGCCGACGTAATACCAGGTGCCGACCGTGAGCAGCCGAGTCGCCTTCGGGCTCCAGATGCCGGTCGAGCCGATGTTGAGACCGAGCGTGTGCCCGTCGGAGCTGGTCGCCAACGTGATGGCGTTCGCGACTGCGCCGAACTCCCACACGGTGGAGGAGAAGAACCGGTCAACGCTGAGCTTCATCCAGCAGGCGAGGGTGATCCTGCTGACGGTGCCCAGGCCTGTGCTTCGGGTGTAGTTCTGACCCGTGTTGGTGAACCTGACCGCCACCCCAGCCTCCTACGAGTCGGAGTAGGCGAGGGTCAGCCCGAGCAGCAGGGCATCCCCGACCATGGTGTCCCCAGGGTCAGCCGGAAGCCGGGACACCCGCAGCCACACCACATCACCAGCGGTGACGCTGTCCAAGTTGCTGATGGTCACGTTCACGGTGTGGACCCGCTGCCCGACTGTGCCGAGGTGACTCTGGGTGGCCGTGTTAACGGTGGCGAACGCCTTCGTCTCCACGTCCTGCGTGTCCACGTTCGGGGTGATCGCCGCGAGCGCGGTCTCCCACGTCACCCCACCCGACGACGCGGTGTCGGCATACCACTCCACGGTGCAGGTGATGTTCCCTGACCCGTAGCTCAGCAGCGGCACCTTCCAGAACGCCCGCTCCGTCAAGGTCCCATCGAACGCCAGCGAGAACACCGGGAACGCCGTCCCCTGCACCAACGACAACCCAGGGAACGACGACGAGGCGAACCGCGCCGAGCCAGGGTCCAACGCCACCCGCACCGTACCCACTCAGGTCTCCTCACTCGTCGAACCACCGAACCCGGCACCGAACACGACCACCCCGCCCAGCGCCTCACCAGGGGCGGCACTCCCCCCATACGCCGCGTCGGGGACAGCGGCGCCGCCGAACCCCGGCGTCGAGGCCCCGCCCCCGAACGGGGCACCCACCAGCGCCTTACGGAACACCCGCCCCGTCGCCGTCTGCTCCACCGCCAACCCCAGCAGGCCACGCTTCCCCCCGCCCAGCAGACCGGCAGTGGACTCCTCGACCGCCTGCCCCAACGTCCCCGCGACCCGAAGATCCAGCGGGCGAGCAGCCTCACCCACGGACGCTTGGCGGTACGGCAGCCGCTTAGCCGCCGCGAGCACCAGCCCCGCGTCTACCTCCACCACACGCCCCACGAGGCGGGCCTTCCTCGGGATCGCCGCCCCCGCCGCGTCGGACTCACCCGCGATACCCAGCCCACGCAGCGTGGACCGCCCGACCGTGGCAGCAGCATCGACCTCAACCACCAGGCCCACGCCACCCGCCTTCGCGCCCGACACGAGGCCTGCGGTGTCGGCCTCTGCTGCCTGCCCCAGCAGACGACCCAACGCCGCCCGCAGCAGGTCCGCCGTGTCTTCCTCCACCACCAACCCGAACGCGAGCCGCTTCTCCCCGATCACGCTGCCGGCGTCGTCCGTCTCGACCGCCTGCCCGAGCGTCCCTGCCACCGACGACGCCACCTGACCGGCGGCGTCCAACTCCGCAGGCTGGGCGAGGATGCGGTGCTTGACCTCGCCGAGCAGGGCCGCGGTATCCACCTCGCCGACGGCGGCGAGGGCCCCCGCCTTGCTGGGGACGTCCGCCCTGGCCGTGCTGGTCTCGGCAGGCTGGGCGAGCTGCAGCAGGCGAACGGGCGCCTCCTGCTGCGCAACGTCGAGTTCGGCCGGCTGGCCCAGCGCCTGAGCCTTCGCAAGTGCGACCGGCTGCCCCTGGTCGGCCTCGGCAGGTTGCCCGACGCGTTCGGCCTTCGCCGCGGCGACGGGCTGGCCTGTGGTGGTCTCCGACGCCTGCCCCAGTCCGAGCGTCTTCCCGGGGATGGCCTGCCCAGCGATGGTGTTCTCCGCCGGCTGCCCGAGGCTGATGTCTCTGCCCGCCCCGTACGAAGCGGCGGTGTCATCCTCGACCGGCTGCGCGAGTCCCCCGGCCTTCATCCCGGCCATGGGTGCCGCGGTGTTGTCCTCCCCGGTTGGGGCGATGGGCAGCGCGCGAGCCAGGGCCACCTGGCCGGCCGTCGCCGTTTCCTCCACCAGCCCCAACGATGCGGTCTTGGCTCCGGTGACCTGCTGGGCCGCGTCACCCTCCACTGCCGGGGCGAGCGTGGTTGCCTTGGCCCAGCCGGCGACGGTAGCGTCGTCGAGCTCTGCCGCCTGCCCCACATTCCCGGCGTGGGCAGGAGCCAGAGTCTGCCCGGTGCTCGTCTCCGCCGCCTGCCCAACGCTGTGGGCCTTCGCCCTCTCCACGGGTGTGGCGGCGTCGACCTCGGACGGCTGGGTGAGCGGCAGGGCCCTGACCGGCTGCACCGCCTGCGCGCTGCCGGCCTCGACCGGCTGGCCCAACCCTGCAGCACGGGACCGGGTGAACGCCGTACCAGTGTCGGTCTCGGCGGCCTGCACGAGCCCCCGTGCACGAGACGACCCCAGAGCAGTGGCGGTCTCGGAGGCGGTCGCCATGAGGAAGCTGCGCGCCTTAGCCGGCCTGATCACCGCCGCTGTCTCCGCAGAGGTGACCAGCCCCAACGCCCTCGTCTTCTGCCGTGAAAGCGCGGTCGCCGTGTCGGACTCGCTCGTCTGTCCCAGGTTGACGCTGGAGCCGGACGCGTGCCTGACCTCGATCGCAGCCATCGAGTACCGCTGCGCGGTCGGCGCGGTCATGCCGAACGACGTGGCGCCCGCCGTCGGGGCGGCCTGCCGCCAGTAGTAATGCACCGAGTCCGAAGTCGGGGACGCGTCGAGCACGGCTTCCTCGGTGACGGCCGCCGAGTTCACGTACGCCCGGGTGGACGGGACACGCGAGTTGAAGTCGATGTTGACGATCGACACGACGCTGTTGGCCGCCGTGGTGGTGATCGTGCCTGTGGGCACCCCGTTGCTGTTCTCCGCGCTGGCCGTGACCGGGGGCGACCCCAGCGCCGCGGACGTCCACCACTCCACGAGCATCGAGTGCATGCACGACGCTGACGGAGTGGAGGAGACGGTCATCGACCCGGGGCTACCGGAGACCGTGGCCGTGTAGATGGCGCACCAGGACCGGAACGAGGCGGGGGCGACAACGACCCGCTGCGTGTAGCTCTGCCCGCCCCCGGTGGGGGTGCCCATGGTGGCGGAGATGTCCCAGGTGCCCACCTTCACGACGAGCACATCCCCCGCCGCCGGAGAGAACGACGGGGTGGTCAGGGTGTTCGTGTTGCCGCCACTGGTTCCGGACCGGACGAAGTACGCCTGGACGAGCGTGGGCACCGGCTACCTCCCCTCGCCCGCCCAGCGCTGACGGGGCCGGTTAGGACGCCCGGAGGAGTCCCGCCGCGGCGACGACCGCAGTCACGTCCGTGCCGTCCGGGACGAACGAGAAGTCGTGCTTGCTGACCGGCACGATGTTCGCGTCCGTGCCGGCGGTGGTGTCGCCGTCGTAGCACCACAGCAGCGCACCCACAGCGTTGCCGGAGGTGGCGGTCCACACCTGGTCGGGGGCGTCGATGTCGACCCGGTCGTTGGTGTCGTCCACGGTGATGACGATGCCGCTGTTGACGGTCTTGCGGCCCAGGCTGGTCTGCTCGTTCGAGGTCCCGGCGAGCAGGCTCGCGAGGTCGTCGTAGTCCTTCAGCGTCGAGTCGGTCTCGATGCCGGACGACTCCAGCGGCACGACGATGAACGCGTCATTTGTGGCAGGCAGAGAGGCGTAGTACCGGATCATTCCCTTGGCGTTATTGAACACGAAATCGGACATTTCAGGCGTCCACCTTCCGGCACTTCCACGCCGTGAAGTTCAGCTTCACGTCGCCGTTCTTGTCCCGCTCCGGCCTGCCGTCGGCGTCCACATGGGGCTCGAACCCCTCGAACGCGTAGACCGTCGGGCCGTCCTCGTGGTTCACGGTGACGGTGATCTCGACCATCCCGCTCGCGATCTCACGCTGGAGCCAGGAGAAAGGGAACGTCTGCTCGTCGGGGAAGTCGCCGCGGACCTTGACGTTGCCGTCACGGGTGCGGCGGATCATCAGCGCCTTAGCCACGCTGGGCTCCTTCGGTGGGGATGGTGTAGGTGAGGACGAGCCCGGCGCCGTCCTCCGACGCCGCGACGCCCGCGCAGCGGGCTTCCCCTGCGGGGGTGTGCCCGGCAGCCTGCGCGGCCTTGGCGGCTGCCAGACCGTTCTGCTGGTGCCAGTCCGCGTCATCCAGGTAGAGAGCGGGCTGTCGAACCGTCAGGAGCCAGACGAACTCTCCGGCGCCGGCCGACGGGGAAGTGACCGGCGCCGGAGGCTCGGGGGCGGGCTCGTCGTCGGTGAGCCAGTCGTCGTCCGGCTCGTCCACGTCGGGCTCGTCCGGCTCCTGCGGGGCGGCGGGCTTCTGTCCGCTGCCGGGGCAGGTCTTGCCGTCGGGGCCCGGGTGCTTGTACAGCAGCCCCGTCTTCGGGGCCAGCGGCACATCGGTGTCGCCGCACTCGGGGCAGAGGCCCCGCTGCCGTTCACTCATCCCAGGCTCCCTCTCGTGGGTTCGTCCTGGCCCTGGGCCGTGGGCATCGGGTTGGGGGCCAGGACGACGTATGACCACTGATCACATGTCCTCTAGGACGCGTGATCAGGCATCTTCAAGCACCGCGAACGCCTTGGGGTGAGCCACGGCGAACGCCCGGCGAGCCCTGATCTTGATGAGGGCCTGATCCGTGAGGAACGCCGGACCCGAGTCCGCGCCCGCGATGGCCGACTCCGGCCCCGACCGGACGCCCTTGTACAGGAGCTCCCGGTTGCACACGATCAGCAGCGGGTTCCCCGTGGGGTTGCTGGTGTTCGTGGCGTGGGTCTTCGCGCCGAGCGTCCAGAAGATCTGGTGCCCAAACAGCGTGGACGGGGTGCCGCTGTCGCCGCCCTGACCGCCGACGAACACGGGGTCGCCGTTGGTGTCCTTGATGCCGCGCAGCTTGGCCTTGAACGACGGGTGGGCGATGACCAGGGCGGTGCCCTCGTCCCAGTAGTCGCCGGTCTCCACGCGGGACAGGGTGTCGGACAGGTTGTCGTACGACACCGCCGAGCCCGACGCGCTGACCACGTAGTTGTCGTCGGCGGTGTACCCGAGGCTGGACTGCGTGGTCCGGATGCTCTTGTACACGCTGGTGAACAGGACGGTCGTGCCGTTCTCCGCGCCGGTCGTGCCGAGACACGCCTGGTCGTAGAACTTCGCGAACGACGTCGCCCAGTCCATCTTCTTCGTGTTGATGACGTCCACGAGGTTGGAGTCGGCCAGGTCCTCCTCGTTGAGGCGGAGCGCCTGGCCCATCTTCCTCGCGGTCAGCAGGACCTCGTCGTTGGTGTTGGAGTCCTCCGCGTAGGTGCCGCCGGCGGCGACACCCGCGACGTCCATGCCCGCGGAGCGGGGGACGTGGCGGAGGTTGTTGGCCATGGGCCAGGAGCGGGCCATGGCCTCGATGACGGAGCGCTGCTGGACGCGCTGCACGACCTCGGAGGAGTACTCCTCCGGGATCCAGGTGGTGACGTCGTTGACGGCCACGGTCGGTCCTCCGGTGATGTTCGGGTCTTGGGGTGTGGCCCGTCCGGGGCCGGTGCCGCCGTACCGTCCGGTGCGGCTGTTCAGGAGATCGACGTCATAACACGGTCGTGTTCAGCAGGGACCGACAGCCTAGAAGTGTTGGCAGATATCACCCCTGCGTGGGCAGATTACGGGTATGTTGCTGCCATGACTGAGCAGGATCAAGCGGCGAGATCCCGCCTCGCCCAACTCATCGACGAACGACGCGACCAACTCGGGCTCTACTGGAACGAGGTCGCACAACTCGCGGACATCACCAAGGAAGGGCTTCGGTCCGTCCGCTTCGAGACGCGCGGCCTGCGGCCTGCCACGAAGCGCGGCATCGAGAGGGCACTCCGGTGGGAGCCCGGCACCGTGGACCGCATCCTCGAAGGCGGCGACCCCGAGGAGATGCCCACGGCGTCTGCGCCTTCGGACCCGCCTGTGTCGGTGTTCGACGTGAAAGCGATCCTCGCCCGCCTCGCTGCTGCCGAAGCGCGTCTTGCTGCACTGGAAGCCCGCATGGAATCCGCCCCAATCCGCGAAAGGGCCTGACCTGTGACTGAAGGGACCGCGCCGCGCCGGGATGAAGTGCCAGCACTGGACTGCATCTCCCGTGGACACATCTGGGTGGAGCACAGCGAGGCGGGCGCCTTCCCGACAGCGGGCGGCGAGATGCCCTGGGCGTCGTGGTGCCTGTGGTGCGGGACCGGCATCTCAAACGAGGATCTACCTGACGAGTGGGAGACACTGGACGGGTGATCGCTCCACCCCCGGCGGGCCGCCGCCCCGCACCCTAGACGGCGGCCCAGCTCGCCGGGTGTCAGCCCTTGCCGAGCAGCAGCGCCGCCTGCCGCTCCGACACCGACATCTCCTTCTTCGGCGGCGCGGGCTTGTTCGCCCCGTCCGCCCCGCGCGCCGGACGTTTCACCTCCGCCTTCTTCTCCGGCTCCGGCTGCGTGTCGGCGAACAACTCCGGCCACTCCTCCCGCAGCCCCGCCACCTGCGAGTCGAGACCTGTGACCTCGCCGTCGGCGTCGATCTCGATCTCGTCCATGTCCAGCAGCTTCAGCGCGCCCTTCACCCGGGACGGCTTCACCCCGGCTTCCAGCAGGGCGGCACGCGCCGAGATGGGCTTGTACTTCGCGTCGGCGGCCTTCTGCGCGGCCTCAGCCGCTTCACGGCGGGCGGTCTCGTCCGCCGTCTCGTTGGCCCGCCTCAGCTCGTCGATCTCGCGGCGCAGGTCGCGGAGCGCCTTCTTCGCGGTGTCCCGGTCGGCGATGACCTTGCGGAGTTCGGCGCGGGACACGGGCTTCTCGTCGGCGGGCTTGTCCTGCTTGCCCTCGTCCTCGGCCGTCTCGTCGGCGTCCGCCGAGTTGTCGGTCTCCTGCTCGACGGTTTCCTCGTCGGCCTGCTCGCCGGGGTCGTCGTCGCCCTCGCCGGACCCGCCCATCACCGGCCACACCACCTTGCCGGAGGGCAGCACGCCGACCGCGGTCAGGCCCGTGAACGGGTGAACCGGCAGCGGCGGGGTGTCGTTCATCATCGTGTCGTCCATCCGGACTCTCTCCTTCTCATGGGCGCCGTCCAGCGCCGGTTGGTACAGCACGACCGCGTGGGAACTGGCCGGCGCGGACTGCGTCCCGCCCGTACTCCTCGACGGTCTTGGGTAGTCCTGCGCCGCGGCGGAGCAGCCGGTCAGCAGCACGTAGCCGGGCGGGCTCCGACTCCGACGGCAGGGAGAACCCCCGGACCACGGAGCGGCGGGCTTCCCGGCGGAGGGCGTCGGCTGCGCCCTGGGCGTCACCCCATACAGCCCTCACCCGGCAACGGCAGTGAGGGTGTCGGGGCGGGCGGCCTGTGAACCCACGCCACAGCAACGGCTTGTCGCCGAACGTCCGATTCTGGGGGAACCGCTCCCCCACCTTCACGATCTGCCCGGACAGGGCGGTGCAGGTGAGGCAGGCGTCCCGCTCGGCGATCCACATGACACCGTCGGCTCCGGCCTGTCGGGCGACAGCGTCCACGCCCATGCTCGCCGCCTGGTTCACGGCGGTCGCGGCCACCGCCGACAGCCGCGAGGCGACCCGCTCGGCCGTCTCTCGGGCCGCCTGCTGGTTGGGGGCGGATCGGACAGCCGCGGCGCCCTTGTCGAGCGCGGCGCGGATCTCCTGCGCGGCGCGTACTTCCAGGACCGTCGTCTGCGGCATCCTCGGGGGTACGGGGCGTTGGGCGCGGCGGGCTCCCTGCGGTCTTCTACGGGCCGCCGAGCGCGAGCGGGGGCCGCGACCACGGGGACGGGCCAGTCGCGCCCCACGGGCTCCCAGATCCGCGCCCAGCCGCACAGCACGCCGGACCGCGGCCCGCACCACGGAAGTCACCGCCTCCCGCAACGCCATGAGCGCGGCAGCGGTGATGCCCGCGGCGATGGCCGCCTCCACCAGATGCCTGACGGTGTGGCTGGCCTGCTCCTCCAACGCGACGAGCGCCTGCTCCTCCGGCGACTGCGGCGGCTGCTCCGGTGAGGTTGGGGTGGTCACAGGTCACCGGCCGGCATCGCGTCAGGGAGCGGCGCGAGATCCAGCTGGGGCTCGGGTGCCTCGTCGAACCCGCCGCCCTCCCCGTTCGGCTGATCCTCCGTGTACCCCCACGCCGTCACGAGCGCCTCCGGATACCCGGCCTCGATCAGCGTCTGCCGCACCGGGACGCCGGCGTCCTGCTTCGCCTGCACCGCCTGCCAGTATTCGAGGTCCCCCGTGGTCTGTGCGGGCGCCCACTGGATGGTGACCTTCGCGTCGAAGCCGAGGATTCGCAGGGCGAACTCCAGCGCGTCCTTCCAGGTGGCGCCGAACGCGCGCTGGTAGGCGCCGATCCGCTTCACCAGCGGGGCGTCGTCGGCGCGGATGGACTCGCCGGAGGGCGTGTCGCCGGACGGGTCGAACCACCGCATCGGCGTTGTGGTCGTGGCCGCCATGAGGCGCATGAACTGGCCCTGCGGCTTCAGGAACGCGTCAGGGTCGGCGGGGGCGAACTGCCCCACCGACTTGTAGTTCCGCAGGATCCACATGCTGCCGGGGGCGGCGACCATCTGAGACGGGCGGTCTTCCGGGTCCGACTCGGTGTCGTCGCCCCAGTCCAGGTCGTCATCCTCCGACGCGCCCGGGTCGAGCAGGCCGTACCGCTGAGGGAACGCCGCGAAGTCCGAGGCGGCCATCTGGTTCGTGATGAGCTTCGTCAGCGCGTCCTGCGGCCCGTACGCGTTCTTGTGGACCGGCCGGCCGTAGGGGCGGTGCGTGCGGAAGTGGAAGAACGGGATCCGGCCGTACTCGTTGGGGATGTGCCCGTTCTCGTCGGTGAAGTCGTCCACGAACGGCTCGAAGTCCTCCCCGGTCAGGGCGTCCTCGGACTTCTTGCTTGAGTCCTTCCTCGTGACCCACTTCTCGAAGTGGTCCCGGTAGTACAGGTTGACCCGGGTCCGCTTCGTCTCGTCGGCACCTTCGCACCACGCCTTGATGACCAGCTTCGGCAGGCGGGGGTTCTCCTCGTCGTAGATGACCCGAACCGACAGCGGCGAGTTGTAGAACACGTGGACGCCGTCCACGTGGGCGACGGGTTCCCCGTGCTCGTCGGTGTCGCTGCTGGAGTCCGACGGCCACACGAACAGGTAGGCGTCGCCGTAGGTGAGGGCGTTGTCGTGGATCTGCGGCGCCTCGATGTCCAACTCGTTGGGTTCCCACACCTGCTCTATGAGGGTGGCGGTGTGCTCGTCGGGTTCGCAGACAACGGCGGCGATCTCCAACCGGTCGAGCACAGCATCGACGGGGCGGGCCGCGAGGTTGACGTGGAAGTCCTGGGAGCCACCCTTGAGCAGGCGCTGAATGTCCGAGGACGGGAACTTCTCGGGGGCGTCGCCTTCCCGGTACATCTCCGCCTGGTCATACGCCGGCCGGGCGGCCCGGAGCTCGGCGTACGCGGGGATCAGGTCCTCTATCACGCGGCACCCTTCACGTAGCTGGTGGTTGTGGCCCCGGCGCGGACCTTCGGCCGGTCGAGGAAGAAACGGACGGCAGCTCCCACCGCGTCCACCAAGTCGTCGTTGAGGACGTCAGGGAAGGCGCACATCTGCTCTTCCACCTCGGGGAGCTTTGCCGCGTGGAGGACCCGGCCGCGCTGGTAGTGGTTCAGTAGCCACGTCGCCCGGACCTTCTTCGGCGCGGACTCGGTGTGCACCAGCAGCTTGACTGGCAGATCGTGGAGCACAGCCCGCCAGGTCTGTCCGCCCTGGTTGACCTCGATCCGCACGGCCCCGATCTCCGGGAACGTCTGCAGGATCTCCAGCACCTTCGTGCGGAGCTTCTCCGGCGACATGCGGAACGCCCTCGCGTAGCGGACCGCGCACCTGGGCATGCGCCCCTCCCGGCCCGGCTCGTACGCCACCACAGCCAGCGCATGGAAGTCCGAGGTCCGCTTGTCCGTGACCGCGGGGTCGATCTGCAGCAGCACCTTCGTGGCTTCCACGTCGCCGTAGGCGAAGTCCTCCGGCGTCCAGTAGTCGCCATCCTCGTTGACCGGCATGTTCTTGAACGACTTCGCGAACGCCCTGGTGTGCGCGATGGACTCCAGGTGTTCGGTGCTCCACCGGCCCGGCCACAGCGAGCGGCGTGTCCCATCCGGCAGGTCAACCAGCGGCGGGAAGTACGTGACCCGGATCTTCTGCTCGGCGATCCACGGGGCGGGCGGGCCCGGCTCAGTGACCGCCTTGACGCACTGATGCAGGATCCCGTTCGGCAGGTTCACAGTCCCGATCAACCGCAGGTGCGCGCGATCATTCATAGGCATGATCCCGTCGAGGACCGTGATGAGGCGCTTCTTCGCCTGGTAGGCGGAGTAGCCCGCGCCCTCCTCGCCCTCGATGTCATCGAGCAGCAGCATGTCGGGGCGGCGGTTCTCGGGGTCGACCAGGCCGAGGACCTCGGTATCGATGCCTCTCGCGGCGAAGCTGAAGCCTGACTTGGTGTGGAGCATCGACTGCGAATCTGCGACGGGGGTGCCGTTCATCTTCCGCGCCGGCGTCGCGAGGTCGGGGTAATCCGCGCGGAGGAGCTTGTTCGTCTGCAGCTCACGGCGCAGACCGGCCAGATGGTCCTGGGCCTGAGTGGCGGAGCTGGAGAACGCGGCGACGAAGCGGATCCACCCGTGCGCGGCAGCCCACAAGGGGATCGCGAGGAACAGGGTGGTGCTCTTCCCGGACCCGCGCGGCGCGACGTAGGCGCGGCGGGACTCCTGCGGGCCTGGTTCGCGGACGAGTTCGAGGGCATCGCGGTACAGCTCAAGGTGGACGTCGCCGAAGGTGAGCTGCCCATCGGGGGACTTGAGCAGGTGGGGAACATACATGATCGCCCACAGCATCGGATCCAGGCGGGTCAGGACGCGGCGGCCTTCGCTGGACTCCAGCAGCCGGGGGTTGATGCGGCTGAGGTAGGCGTCGAGGTCGAACGTGCCGGCGTCGTACGGCCGACCGTTGTCGTCGCAGAGGTAGCCAGTCATCGGCGCCCCCAGGTGGCGGGGTGGAGGCGAGCCGTGCTCACCGTTCCGCGCCTGGTTGTGGTGGTCATATGGTCTCGCCTCCCCTCGTGCTCGTCGCGGCTGGCGCTACAGGCTGATCTGCACCGAACCGTCGGAGCGGGTGCGGGTGCTGCTGGCCGGGCTGACGTGCATCCGCATGATGAACCCGACCAGCGCCGCCAGCGCGCCGTTGACCAGTCCGACCTGCTCCGGCGACAGGTCCAGGCCGAAGCCGACACCGAGGGCGAGCAGTGCCTGGATGGCGCCCATGAGGAGCGGGACGGGGAACGGACGCACCGCCACGGCGGCGACGAGCGCGACGACAGCGGCGGCGGCGCCGTTGATGAGGCCGACCTGCTCGCCGGTGATGCTCAGGCCGAGGCCGACGGCGAGGGCGATGATGGTCTGGATGAGGCTGAGCCACAGGGCGGGCTCGCGACCGAGGATGTTCTTCATGGGTGGTGGCCCCTCCTTGGGGGGACAGCCCGCCAAGGGGTGGCGGGACGAACAGGGGGTGCGGGTCAGCCGTCGGAGGGGTCGACGGCGAGGCGGACGGTGATGCCCTGGATCGCGGTCTCGATCCTCGCCATCAGGGCGTCCACGTCGACCGGGGTGTCCGACCGCTGCGCGACCGCGGTGACCAGTTCCTTGATGGTGTCCTGCTGCGCGGCAACCATCGTGGTGAGGGTGTCGACCTTGGTGACGGCCTTCCGCAGCCACACCCCGTGGTTGACGAGCAGGTTGCCCGCCTGCCACTCGGGGTTCTCCTTGCTGCCGAACGGCACGGGGAGTTCCTGGTTCCACACGTCCTTGGCGCTCACGTCGTCCTCCTGCTTGCTGTAGTCGGGGTTCCAGAACCCGGCGATGACGTCGGCGGATCTGACCCTGCGTTTGCAGGCGTCGCCGCTGTTGCCTTCGATCGTCTGCACCCGGCCGTCGGGCAACACGTGCTCGATCACGCCGATGTGGTCGATGGCGCCGATCGCGTTCGACCCGCCCCAGTCGAAGAAGATCGGGGCGCCGGGCTTGGCGTAGCGCTTGATGTTCTCGACGGTCCCGGCATGCCAACGGCCAAGGTCTTTGCCGTCCTGAGCGTGGGCCACCGTGTAGGCGCGGTCGCCTTTCGGGAGGACAGCCGACGCGTTGCCGGAGTGCCGGGCCCAGTAGGTCACGCTCATGTCGCACCACGGGGCCGCCAGGTACTCCGACCCGTTGCGTTTGGCGTACTCGCGGGTGATGTGGTTCGGCCGGCCGACCAGTCCGAGGTCTTTGCGGGCGGCGGCGAGCATCTTCTTGGCGGTCACTCGTCACCGTCCTGCGGGCTGCGGTAGATGCCGTGCTCGTCCATGACGTAGCCGAGGGCGCGGAGGACTTCCTCTTCGTCGTCCTCTGTGGGGCCCGCCCCGTGTGCGGGTTCGGGGGGCATGGGGTTGGTCATGCGTCACCTCGCGGTGCTCGTGTCGATCCCTCAGACGGGAGGTGGTCGGAATGGCCATGAAGCGGAAGCCGAAGCTCGGCAGCGGTAAGCGGTTCGCGTCGTTGACGAAGTCCCTGAGGGCACGCGGGGTGAAGAACCCCAAGGCGTTGGCCGCAGCGATCGGCAGGAAGAAGCACGGGGCGAAGAAGATGACCGCGATGGCGGCGGCTGGTCGTAGGCGGGCGGCCAAGCGGCGCATGCGCTGAGACGGTCATCAGCGGACCTCCATGTGCCCGACGAACACGGCGACGTCTGCCGCGCCCACGGTCTTGCCGAGGTTGCGCAACGTGTCGTAGTCGCCGTCGGGCAGGCCGCCGCCGGTCACGACGAGGACGAACCTGCCGTCCGGGAGGGCGAGCGTGTGCAGGCGGGGCGGGTCAACGTGGGCAGTGAGCGGGACGCCGGCGAGCGGGGACGGCTCCACAGGCTCCTCACCTGCTGGCACCCAGTGGGCGTGTCCGGTGTCCTTGTCTCGCCAGCCTCCTGGGGCCTCCATGCCCCGGAACCACGAGATGTGGCCATCCCGGCATCCGTTGGCGGTGAGCCAGTACCCGTCGGTCTGCGGGGCTGGCGCGGTCACTGGGTGGCCTCGCCGCGCAGCCGGGCCTCTTCCGCCGCAGCCTTCGCCTGCGCTTCGCGGATCATCTGGTTCAGCTCGATGTCCGCCGGGTCCACCTGGTGGATCTGCGCGTCGACCTTCACCGCGGCGTTCAACCCGAGGAGCTTGGCGCGGTGTTCGGAGTTCTTCCGCCGGGCTTCCTCGATCTTCACGAGGCGGTCGATGGCGGCGAGCACCGGGCCGTAGTCGCGGAGGGGGACGCCGTCGAACTGGACGACGCGGCCCTCGGACACCACCAGGTGGTCCGCTCCCAGCACTTTGCGGGCGGTCTCCTCCAGGCCGTTGAGGCGGACGAGGGAGGCGTCGATGCGGTCGAGTTCGACCTGCCTGTACTGGTCGGCGAGGGGGTCCACACGCTCGGATACGTAGGTGGCGAGGCGTTTATGGACGGTGCCGATGGCGATGCCGAGCTGATCACCGATCTCGCGGAGGGTGGCTCCGGTGAGGCGGAGTTCGTAGCAGCGTGCGGCTTGTTCGGCGACGACGGCGCTGTTGGTTTTCTTGCGTGCGGCGTCGGTTTGCTGGCGGGTGTTGCGGGACATCCATCCTCCTGGTCGTCCGACCCGGGGCGAAGGCTTGTTCCCTGTCCAGGGGTGGGCCTTTCGGGAGGGAGATCGACGCCAGGAGGCGGGAGCGTTCAGGACATGACGAAGCCCCCACCCAGGCGAGGGGTGAGGGCTCATGCCAGGTGCGGCAGGGGCGGGGGGGGGTCAGCGGCGCAGACGAGCGGGGCGCTGCCGAACGGTCTCGTCTTCAGCACCGAGGGCGTCGAGGATGGCGATGACCTCGGTGAGAGTGGCGGGCTTCCGTTCAGCGAGCTGGGCGAAGAACTCCGGGAACTGCGTGAACGCGTCCCAGTCGCCGTAGTAGACGTTCACCAGGATCATCGGCTCCGGCGGTTCATGTCCGAGCATGGCGCACGGGTTACTGATGTCGAACGTCCACGAGACCCCCGTCTCCCCGCGCAGCCGGACCTTCACGCCTTCGAAGATGTCGTCGCCGCTCAGCTTCGCGTGCCACCGCTCGTGTGAGACCTCGTAGGTGAGGCGGTGGCCGTCAGGTGTCTGCATTGGGCTCTCCCTTGAGGGTTTGGGCCCCGGCTGGTGTCGGGGTCGATTGTGGGTCATGCGGCGCGCTGAGTGCTGGTGGCGGTCAGGATCGCGACGGCGGCGCGGTGGTAGCACAGGTGCTTGCCCCGCAGGCCAGCCGGGCAGGTGCAGCCGGAGCGGTGAACCAGGTAGGTGGTGGTGCCGTCGCTGGAGACTGCGGTGAACAGGCCGGGGCGGCGGGTCGGGAGGATCCCGCCCTGCTCGATCAGCTCGCGGGCCTTGTCGATCGCGGCGGGCTTGAAGCCGCTGGTGTCGGCGGTGAGGGTGATGACCCACCGGCCGGCCTGCTTGGTGGCGGTGAGCTTGCCGTTGGCGGCCCAGCGCTGGGCGGTGCGGATGGAGATGCGGAGGGCGGTGGCGGCCTCGCGGGTGGTGACCTGGATCTCCATCTTGCTGCGCTCCCTGCTTCGCGTTTCTGTGTAGCTACACGGTAATCCGGAAGCTTGTAGCTACACAAGAGCCATGCGAGGATTTCTGTAGCTACACGAGAAGGGACTCCCATGGACGAGCGCACCGCCACCCCAACCACCCCGATTCGAGTGCCCCGCGCCATGTGGCAGGCGTACGGCAACGTCTGCAAACGCCTCGACACCAACCGCACCGAAGACCTCCTCGCCCACATGCGGCAGCAGATCAATCGCCACGGGGAGGAGTCGGATCTCAACCTGCTCGCCGAGGCTGAGGCGGAGCTGGCTGCACGCCGGTCCCGGAAGGGTGGCCGCCCACGGAAGGCCGACGCACCCGACGCCTGAGCGGTTTGCCATGCTGGGCCCGTGCGCCGCTACGACGAGCCCGCCACCGTCCACCTCGACGAGGACGGCCAGCCCGTGCGGTTCACCGCGTGGGGACGCGACTACGCCATCGCTGAAATCCTCGGCCCCCACTGGGAAGAACTCCTCCCCTGGTGGACGGGTGAGCACACAGGCAAAACCCTGGACGAGCTGACCGTCCGCCACTACCGGATCAGAGCCAACGGCCGACAGAAGTCGGCGGTGGTCGAGCTCGTGCAGCGCGGGCAGGAGTGGCGGGTCGTCGCCGTCGAGGACTAACGGTCCCCTGGTTCAGGGCCAGCAACTAGACCGGCATACACCGCAGAGTCGAAGTTCCCTGCGGTGTAGTCGAACTCGCCGATGTGCCACCAGCGCAGTGTGTCGGGGCATCCGAGGATGTCGCACATCACGGCAGGGTCTTGGGCGCGGTGTGCCGCCGTGGCTGCGTAGTGGATGAGTCCCATCGTGTGCCCGGCACGGACGCTGGCGGCTCGGGCGTCGGCGACAGCGCGGTCAACGCTGGCGGTCACGGCTGCTCCTCCCTGCCCGTTCCCACGCGCGGGCGGCCTGCTCCCACTGCTGAGCGGCGTACGTCCAGCGCGCCGCGACCTGGTCCCATCTGTGGGAGAGTGCCCGCCCCTGGCGGATCGTGGCGCGCATCACCCACAGCGTCGCGACATTGACGACTACCAGGGCACACAGGGCAACCAGCTCGATCATCGAACGTCTCTCCCCCGCTGCCGGGCTGGGCAGGACGGGTTGTGTGCGTCGATGATCCGCCAGTCCAGGTCCCCGCCGTCGTCGCGGGTGACAACCAGTAGCGTCGAGGGGCGGCAGTCCTGGCAGCGTTGGTGCTGGTCGAGCGCTCGCCGAACCTCGTCCGCCTCAACCTCGAAAACGATCAGGTCCACGGGTGGTTTCCTCCGGGGTGTCTGCTTCGCATTCCTGTGTTCACACGCCCCGCCGGCGGCGGCATGTCTGGTGCTGGTGGGCGGTTTCGAGGAGGGCTTCGGCGTCGGCTCGGCGGATGGTGACCCTCTCGCTGGCGCCTACGCCGGGGTGGGTGCCTTCGGTGATGTCGGTTTCGACGCGGGTGATCAGGTCGGTCAGGTCGGTGTGGGGCATGGTGAGGGGCTCCCTGCGGGGGTAGGTTGCTGGGAGCCCCCTGTGGCGCAGCGGGGTGTGGCGGCTCCCCCGGAGGTGCAACCAGGGGGAGCCGTCGGCGTGTCAGGGGTGCCGAGAAACCGCAGGTGACATCTCGGCGACCTGGGCTTTCCTCGCGGGGCGGGCGGCGACCTCTGCAGCCGCCTCGCAGGCGGCGACGATGACGCGGGCGGGCACGCCGGAGTCGAACTCGACGGTCCACGTCTTGTCCGGGCTGTCCAGGCCGGAGTCACCGCAGTCGTTGATGCAGGTCCACAGGGCGCCGTTCTTGCGCAGCATCCGATCGCGGCCTTCGGTCCAGCCGCGCCGCAGCAGCATGCGCCGGACGTCGAGTCGTTCGCTCATCGGTTGGTCTCCTCGGTGGTGGAAGCGGGCGGGGTGCGCTCCTCGCCGGGGCAGAGGAACGGGTAGGGCATGGTCGTGAGGTCGCAGGCCGGGCAGTCCTCAGCGTTGCCGCCGAGGTGACGCACAGGCCCGGTCTGCTCCTCGGAGACGGCACCCGACCCGTCAAGAGCGCGGATCGTTGGGCACGGGTACGGGGTCAGCACGTAGCGGCGGACACCGCCCTCGTGGAACGGAGAGCAGGCGGCGCAGATGGTCATGCCGCCGTACTCGACGGGGTTGTGCAGGGTCCGGACGCGATCGAGGGCGCGGAGCGCTGAGAGCGTTTCTGCGGGGTTCGCGGGGCCGGGAGGATAAACGGGAGCGGCGGACGGGTTTTCAGGGCTCTGTGTGGATTCTGGGGCCGCCGAGGGGCAAGCGTCGGGCGAGGCGACAACAAAGCCGTACTCTGTGAGGTTGGCCAACACCGCCTTCGCCATCAATCGCGGCGCGTCCGCGCCTACGCGCGGCCCGTCGTGCAAGCCGATGGCGACCTCGATCACGCGCTCAGGCGACAGGTGGACGGCTTCCGCCGGGAGGTCAGGCATCGGCCGTCTCCTTCACCGGGAACGCCTCGCGCGCCATCCGGGCGGCGAGGGCGTAGGAGTGCCGCATGGCCTTCGCCCCGATCGCGTCCGGGGTCGTGCCGTCCGGGGTGAAGACGTCCTCGGGGTAGCGCTCGACCATCGCGGCCTGCTGGCGGGCGATGTGCTCGGCCACCAGCGGAGCGACGGCAGTGGCGGCGACGTCGGCGGCCTCGTGGCAGGACACGCACTGGTCAGGGTCGGGGTTGTGGCCTGCGAAGGTGTAGCCGGGGCCGTGGAACCAGCGGCGCAGCGCTTCCTCGGCGGCGTCGGTGATCTCGGTGGGGATGGTCTCGGTCATCGGTTGGTCTCCTTCGGTGTGTGGGTCGGGAGGGGCTGAGATGGTCTGTGAGCGTCCGGGGATACGAGACACGAGAGGGGCAGGGTTCGGGCGTCTGCGTGGCGTACAGCCCCGCACACGTGGTGTTGGGGGCGAACAGGGTCCGGGCCGCCTCCCACGAACCCACCTCGGCGGTCAGGTCCGACAGGTCAGCCAGCTCCAACCACTCGGCCAACCCGTCCTCGTCGGACACGGACCAGTCGGCTTTCCACCGGGGCAGGCACCCAGGCTGAACCTCCGCGTACACCGACGACCGCCACCCGTTCGGGGCGGGCAGAGACGACGGAGCCGGCGGCGGGGCGGCTTCTGCGCACAGGCGTTCCAGCAGGGCCGGATCGAACGGGTTCATGCGGCCACCTCGTCAAACAGGGACGGCTGGAAAGCAGGCACCGGGCGAGGTGCCGCGGTCGGGTAGATGCCGGCGAGGTAGTCCCGGACCGGCTGCTGCCAGTCGAGGCCGAGGCAGGCGCCGAGGACCGCGGCGGCGACTGGCGGGGAGACGACGTCGGCGGCCTGCAGGAACTGCTTGGAGCGGGCGCCCTGCCAGGGGTAGTTCGGCGGGAATCCCGTGAGCAGCCCGGCCTGCGAGGCGGTGAGTTGGGCGCCGTCGCTCACGCGCTTCCACGAGCGGGCCTTCTCCGTCAGGCACCACGCCACGTCATCGGCGGAGAACTCGTTCCCGCCGGAGGTGCGCCGCTGGCCGCGGGTGTTGATGCGCTCCCCCGCCGGCCAACCCAGGGCGCCCGCCATTGTCGGGCCAGGGAAGGACTCCCCCACCTGCGGGTACAGGTTGACCGGCGGCGTGTGCTTGCCCGTCGCCCAGCCCTCCCGGAACGGCAACCCGTCCAGCACCGGCACCCGGTGGCGGCTCGCGATGACAAACGTCCGCACCCGGCGGGACGCCAGGCCGAGGTCCTCGCCGTGGATCGTGAGGACGAAGCACGCGGTGAAGTCATGCGCCGCGGCGAGCTCCGCCGCCATCTCTTGCCAGATCGGGGTGACGTTGGGGACCTGCTCGCACACCAGCCACTGCAGGTGCGGCAGGCGGAGAGCGAATCGGGTCGCCTCGACCACCAGGGCGGACCGGACGTCCTGCACCCGGGCGTACACGTCGGCCCAGGCGTCGTCTGCGCCCATCCCCGCCTGAGCGTCGCCGAGGCGTCCGATGGCGTCGAGGATGTGCGGCAGGTCGTCCACGCCGGTCCGCTTCCCGGATGCGCTGAACGTGGGGCACGGCGGCGAAATGATCGCGCCCGTCACGCCGCGCATCCGGTCGGGGTCGAGGTCGGTCACGCTCGCCCGGGTGCGGATGAACCCGGCCGCGGTCGCGGTGGCGCAGGCGTCAGCGTCGACGTCGTAGCCGTGGATGCCGGTGATGCCGAGGATCGCGGCGCCCCGGTCCCAGCCGCCCGGGCCCGCGAACAAATCGATCGTGCGGCCCTTCATGCGGCCACCGCCTCGCCCGCGGTGGCCCACGCGGACCCGCACCGGCACACCCACTCACCAGGACCAGCAGGAGGGAACACACCCAGGCAGGAGGGGTTCGGGCAGACGTTCACGACGCCACCCCCTCCGTGAACAGGGACGGCTGACGCCACGAACGGGCACCAGCCAGCGAAGCGATCACCCGGCGGCGCCACGCCAGCGCATACTCCGGGCAGTTGGCGCAGTTCTTGTGCCGCCCCGCATGACCGGGCAGGGGGTCGCGGCGGCGGGCACCGAACGACCAGGCCATCGAGTCCGCCGACGTCAGGTCGGGGCCGTAGTCGCCTAGCCCGTCGGTCTTCACCCCGAACCCGTGCAGGTTCAGGCCGCGGTCGGCGAACGTGGCGACGATCTGGGCGATTTCGTCGGTTGCCTGCCGGCGGCACACCGATCCGAGGCCGACGATCGGCTCGGCGGCGAGGTTGATCCCGGCCTGCGCGTACAGGTCAGCGCAGTGGAGGTAGTCGGCGAGGCGCCACCCCTGCAGGACGGGCATCCACGGCAGTTCGGGGGCCAGGGCGCGGAGTTCCAGCAGGTTCGCCACGGTCCACGCCTGGTGCTTCCGGATCGCATCCGAGAGCGGCTCATCCGGCCCGTCCTCGGGGACGCCGCGGGCAGCGCGGGTGCCGTGAAACCACAACGGCCCATGCCACCCGCCGGAGATCACCCAGGGTTCGCACATCCAATCCTGCGGTGCGGCGAAGTCCGGCATGCCGATCTCGGCGGCGTACCGGCGGACGAGGGCCACGTACTCGGCCGGGGTGATAGTCCACCGGCCGTGCTCCTTGATCTCGGAGAAGCCGCCCGAGTCGAGCGCCCACCGGCCCAGCGCCTTCGGGAGAGTCTTGCGGCCGACCAGCCGGTTGGAGGAGATGAACAGCGGCACGTCGGCGAACTCGGGCAGGGCGAGCCAGTGCGGGTGGTGGGTGCCGAGGTAGAAGCGGGCGGTCACGCTGCCACCACCTTGCGGCGGCGCCACGCCCACACCGTGAGGGCGGCAAGGGCGGTCATCCACGCCTTGCCGAGCACCTGCCCGGGGAGGAAGTCCAGGGACCCGAACGCCAGGGTCAGGAACAGCACCGAGTCGACGAGCAGGCCGACGGCCCCGGAGGCGAGGACGGCGACCTCACGCCCCCGCTCGCGGAGGGGGGTGTAGACGGCGAAGTCGGCGAGTTCGGACAGGCCGAACGCGACGGCGGATGCGGCGGCGAGTTGGGGGGCGGCGAGCAGCCACGACAGCCCGACCCCGCAGGCCAATGCTGCGAGGACCCAGGTGCGGCCGGCCGTCTCGTGCACCGCGTCCCGCAGGGCGAGGGACACCCCGGCGGCGTACACCCCGGCCGGGGCGATCAGGCCGAACCCCACCGGCACGGGCCCGAGGTGTTGGATCAGCAGGTTCGCTGCGGGGATCGTCGCCATGTACCCGGCCAGGGCCACAGACGCAAAGGTGATCTTGCGGGGGATCATGACGCCTCCCGGAGGGAGGTACGAGACACCCGACGGCCACCAGCAGACGCAGCACCCTCCAACACGGCGTCCCAGTCGGTGTGCTGGAGCCAGGTCTTGCCCATCAGGCGGGCGGTGGTGGAGATGAGGCGGGGCCAGGTGCGAACCTGGGCAACGGGGATGTCGTAGTCCACGGAGTCGGTCTTGGGGGCGCAGGCGGTGTGGTGGGCCTGCCAGCGGGCCGGGTCGGGGGCGGCGAGGAACTCGGCCAGGCTCACCCCGATCACCTCGTTGGCGTGGCGCGTCGCGGCCTGGTGGGCGGCGTACTCGGCGATCTGCCGGTGGTCGACGTGCAGGTACCCGTCGCCGTCGCTGATGGGCTTACGGCAGGCGTCGCAGAACACGACCAGCAGCTCGATAGCGGTCATGGGGACTCCTTCGAGGGGGTGGGGGGTCATCGCGTGCTCGAGGGCTCGTCGCCGGCCATGTCGGCGATGCGGGCGTAGTGGCCCTGGAAAGCGGCGGTGATGATGCCGGTGGGGCCCTGCCGGTGCTTGTCGACGATGAACTCGATCTCGCCGCGCCGGGGCGTCTCCGGCTCGTACAC